TTCCTTGACCACGCGTTTCATTTTGCGTCGTTTCCGAATGGTACTGAATCAGTATCGGCGCAGCCACAAAATTTCGATTTCCGGTTGTTATTGTCGGGAGCGGACTTCTTATATCTTTTCCGACATTATTTTCGTTGTTGCACATAATACACGGTGCCAGCGTTGCCTCCACAAGTCGATTGTGATCGACCGTCGTAATAGTATCTATCGGATCGTTTACTCTACTCCCCGCGCCGGAATAGTTCCCACCATATGCTTTGTCAATAATCGGGGCAAGTTTTGGCTCAACGACTCCAAAACCATGCTTTCCCGTAATTGTCGGCATTGGCTGCCGGATATCCCCCGGTTTACGTTCGCCGCCATGATTGCACTGGATCAAGAACGGCTCCGGGTTATCCAGAATAAATTTCTTGATTCCACGGGCAATGCGATCCATTGTCTTCTTCGCCAGCGGACGCACCGCCCGGATTCCGTACTTTTCTTTAATTTCTTCAGCGCTATCGAAGATGCTCGGACATGGGAGTGAAAAATCCAGCTGTGTATACGCCCCCACATAAGGTTTCAGCAAGCCAGCTTTTACCTCCGGGCTGTCTGCCGGTCCGTGGGTACGTCGCGCCCATGCGATCGGCTTGCCATCGCATCGCGCAATCAGAAAGAACCGCTTCCGCATAGTAGGAGCTCCATAATCTGCCGCCACCAGCTCCCGGAACTGCACTTCGTATCCCAAATCAGTAAGCTGCTGGATAAATTTATGAAACGTTTTTCCCTGCTTTGCCTTGATCGGATGCTTCCGACGCCCCAGCGGTCCCCACGTCTTAAATTCTTCGACATTCTCCAGCATTATTACTCTCGGGCGCACCAGTCCCGCCCAGCGGCAGGCAACCCAAGCCAAGCCACGAATAAACTTATCTTTTGGTTTTCCGCCTTTTGCCTTAGAGAAATGCTTGCAGTCTGGGGAGAACCACGCCAGCGCCACAGGATGTCCCCCGCACGCTTTAACTGGATCAACCTGCCACACATCCTCGCAGTAATGCTTTGTGTATGGATGATTTGCTTTGTGCATCTTGATGGCTTCCGGATCATGGTTAATTGCAATGTCTACACAATACCCCGTTGCCTCCTCGATTCCAGTACTTGCCCCGCCTCCACCGGCAAAGTTGTCTACAATCAGCTCTCCGTTAATCATTTCTGCAAGACTTCCTTTCCTCCGCCTTCCACTTCCCGCAGGCGTCCTCCTCGCCTGCTGCCGTCCAACTGCAAAAATCATCAAATTCGCAGTTCCAGCATTTTCTATCATGCTCTTTCTCGCTCATCTTATCGTCCACTCCTTAACATGCAAAATAACAATTCGACCATTGACCGCTTCCGGCGACCGCCAAAACACTTGATGGCGATCGCCAGTTTCCATTTATCCAGGTTCCCATCCAGCGGTGTCGGATTCTGAAATTCATCTTCGAGCATTCTCGTTTTTGGAATAGCCACTATGATTCCGTATTCTGTCGACGATCCTGGATCGATACTGCGGATATGTGCGTCAAGTACCCCGCTTAGATAATCCTCTTTAATGTCTTTATAGCACTGCATCGTGGTTACTATGTAATTCTTTTCTCCGATGAAATTCAACCCATTCCCGCTATATACATCTGCCTTGCAACTCTTGATTTCGTAACAGGTAAAGATTCCCTTTTCGATGTCCGATATATTACACTGTCCCGCTGGCTGGAATAACATATAGTCGATCCGGCGATGCGTCCGTGCTGAGCCCGGATCGATGTTTACCTCTTTCGCCCAATGTTTTCCCAGCCCACTTAAATACTGCCGTTCCAGCAACTCGCCAAGAAATTTTGTCGTTTCCTTTCTATCCATGCTATAACCTTTCCGATACCTTCTTCGTGATCGCATCGCAAGCCATATCCCAGCCTTTCGAGAAATTGTCCGGCGAATCACATCCTCCGGTTTCTTTGATGATTTCCAAAACGTCTTTTTTGGAGATCGGCTCGTTTTTCAGAAGCTCCATAACCCGCTCATTTTCCTCTTTTGTGCCGCAGCGGATAATGATATCATAAGTCTCATCATGAGCACTCCACGTTCCGTCGTTATTTGCTATCAACCGCATTCTATTACCTCCCAAATCCATGTTTCAGGGCGCACATCGTGCATACTGCTATCGCCCTTGCCTTCTCCTGCTCCGGTCTATACCAGCACGCTGCCCCGCATTCCGGGCACTTAACTATCTTCCAGCCTTTGCGCCCATTTGGCACATTTGCCACCAGCGGCATCATGAGATAGCCACCAACTTCATCTGGTTTTCTTGGTGTTATCTTTATCTCCATCATTCCTTCCACCTTCCCAGCAGCCTCATATATCTGCTTATCTCTGCCAACGTTTTGCGGCGGTAAGCGTAGAAATCGTCCTCGCCTGCCGCTATCTGCCGTCCCATCCGCAGAAGCGTCCGGTATCCGGCGCCGCCGGTAATCGAATCGTATATCGCTATTTCCAGTCCCGGAGCCGCAGAGATCGCACACTGGAGAATAATAAGCCTTTCCTCCGCAGATGCTTTCAGGCAGCGCTCCCGCGTTTTCTCTTCATCGCTTTTCAGCATCCCATAATCCGCATAGGTTTTATAACGTGTTCTCATACAGTCCTCCGTTCCCTCCTTCGCCTACACCGGCATTACTACCGCCGATCCAGAATCTTCCCGCGGTAATACATCGCCAATTCCGCGTATGTACTGCTGCTTCCGTCGGATGTCCGCACCAGATACCGGTGCTTACTGATTACCCGAACCGTCCGGCGCACGGTTCGCACCTCGCCTTTGGTACGCGCATCGGCAAGCAGCATCACTTTGAGCGAATCCCCGACCTGCACCCGGTTTCTGGTCTTTTCCAGCTCATCCGCCCAGATGCCGTCTACCATCCGGCGATCATCTGGCTTGTCCAGTTCCTCGTCGTTTTCCTCCTCGCCTACACGCGTCAGCAGGTAGACCGCTTTCTGACCGCGCGCACCGTCACCCTCCTGAATCAGTTCGCCCAGAGCACACATTTTCTTCACCGCAGCTCTGGTTCTCTCCAGTTCCTCGCCAATCGCTTCCGAAAGCTCCCGAAGGGTATTTCTCTTGCCGCCCCGAAGCTGCTTCTTGATGGCTGCCCGGCGTTCATCCATGCTTTTCATAACACACCGCCTTTATCTTCCAGTGCTTCAGCCTGCTGAAACATTTCTTCGATGGCTGCATGCACCGCCTTTGGTATCTTAGCTTCGTCCTTGATGCGCTTCACGGTTGCCTCATAGGTGCGGATAAAATGACTCTGCTCGACTGTATCCACGCGGTCGATATCAAGTGCTGCCATCTCCCGAAGATTCGAAGAGCCGCCAATTGCTCTCCGCACTGCCTCCGGAAGTTTCTCGTATTCCGTCTCGGCATTGTATGTGCTATTTCTGAGAGCCTTGCGGACCAATATCCATGCCTCCATGCCGTTAAGCTCTGTTCCTGCTGCCGGCGGCATCACCTTGTGGATATTATCGATGATCTGCCCTGGTGCTGGTGGAAATCCCTTCGTGTCAGACACCAGATAAGTCTTAAGTCCTGCGGATGCCTGGGAATACGGATAATCTTCCAGTGCCATCTGCCAGGCCATAATCATGTTCTCGTAATCGCTCTTCGAGAACGTGGCAAAGTATTTTGGATACGTGGCCTTAATCACGAAGATGAGCTTTGTAATCTCCTGTTTCGTCATGTTTCCCCTCCGTTAATGATTCCGAGTAAGTAATCGTCTACCGAGCTTGCAGGCATGCCCCTAGGCTCCGCAGCTGGATCTTTTGGTGCGTAGACTGTCTGCCAACCGTGTTCGATGGCTGTGTTAATAAGCTCGATCCGTTCCGGCACAGAATCCGCCATCCCTTGGAGCTTGATAATAAGCAGCTGGATCGCTCTGTCTGTCATAGGCTTACGCAGCTTCTTGCGATGCTCTACGAAGTCAGAAATAGCCGCATTGAGAGCCGGATCGCTCACATAGGCGCTTGCCGCCGCTCTTTTTTTGCTTTGTTTTTTTCTTTCTGAGGTTATTTTATTCTCAGATTCAGTATCAGTATCAGATTCAGTATCATACTCAGTATCAGTATCAGGTTCTTTAGCTTTTTCAGAAAACCTTTTGGTTTTTTCGGAAACCTTAAGGTTTTTATCTTCCTCTTCATTAACCTTAAGGTTTTCATCAGAACCATTTGCTTTTGGTCTGCCACCCTTTTTACC